ATTAAAATTCCATATAACTTCTAAGCTTTCAGTACTTGGCATATCTTCATATACCAATACTCCCATCTCATTATAATAACAATCTCTTTGAAACATGTTTCCCAAATCTTTAAGAATTTGTCCATAAGTAGAATTATTATCCCATCTTAAATCATATTGTGTTATATCTGCTAAAATAGTTTTTAATATTGGATTTTTTGAATCCTTTATTAAATTTAAAATTTTCCTTATATTATCTGTTATAGATTGATTAATACCAATTTGAAAAATACTACCTGTAACTGTCTCAGAAAGACTCCATTTATCACTTGCATTAATAGTTACTATTTTATTAGAAAGCTCAGAAGTAACTTCTGGTTCAGAATGTGCTAAACAAAATACGCCTTGAGGAAAAAAAATAGTATCTCCATTTGTATCTTGAATACCTATAGAAAATTTGAATTTTGTATTTATCCATAGGTTACCATTTGGTGTTGGTAAAAAACTACCATCATTGTTGTTTAGGTTCATAGTAAGACTTCTTCGACAACCACTTTGATTTGTTATGTTTAAAGTAGAACCCTTTAAAGGAGTTTTTATTATTTCATCATAAACTGATTCATCTTCTTGCCTTAACATTTCCAATTTTACAAGAGGAGTTTTTAAGATACCCTTTTTTATTATTTCTTCATATCTCTCATAAGACATTTGCCCCATATAAACACCCCTAACTTATCAAATCTTCAACATCAGATACTTCTTGATAATAAACTGTAACAGTTGGTATTTGCTGAGAAATACTATCATCAAATTTGTACTCAAAGCTTACACCATTAGTACTTGTTGTTACAACTTTTATAACTTTTCCATTTTTGAATTTCAGATATTTTTGTTTTTGGTTATTAATAAATTTTCTGAATTGATCAATGTAATCTGAATCCCAAGTATATTCTAATTCATCATTATCAGGATTATAATAACCTAAAATACTATTTATTGAACCGCTCAAAAAATCTCTGTTTCCAAAAATAACGGAATCATATTTTGTATAATTCTTTAAAAAAGTAACATCATTATTGTTTGTTACTTTTTCAGTAGATAAATTTAAATCTAAATGGTATGTCTCTACATCATATACATTTCCATTATCTACTGCTTCTGCGTCAATTAAAAAATAACCACAAAAGGTTGTATTAAATTTATCAAAAACTATAGGGGCAGATATCATGGAAGTACTAGCTGCATACAAAAAATACTGGACATTTTTTAATCCAGCAACTTTATAATCTATATAGCTTGTAGTATCTAAATCTAATTCAGTAACTTTATATAAACAATCTACACCTTCCTCTTTTCTGTATAAAAGCCATTTTTGAGGAGGTTCTATAATTCCTGTTATATTACTTCCATCTACAGTACCATTCATTGCAGCTAAGAATACTATGTCCCAAGTCCATTCAGGTAAAGAACAGACTGTTTCACTAATTATTTCAATATCACTTTTTACCTTTTTTGAGATGAATATACTATCTATTATATACCCTCCATAAAATTTTAACCCTGTAAAAGAATTTTTTATAGCTGATGGTGTACTTAGTAATGATGTTCTTGGAGACACACTATTACCTATTAAAAATCCATCTCCTATAGTCAATTTATCCCACCTCACTTTATTTCAGGGAGTCTGCACTTTTCATAATACTTTTGTTTAGCCTTAATTTCCCATGTAAATTTAATGTCTGTTGTGCCTTTAACAGTAAAGTTAGTTGGGTTTCTTTCTTCTACCCATATATCTCCCTTACCGTACTTTGTCAAAAATACTTGGTATGAACAATCTTTTGTATTTACTGTTTCTAAAAATACTTTGTCTAATTCTATTGTTGATGTGCCATTTACCAATTTACTTTCGCCAACATCTCCAAATAAGCAATCTGCTGTCTCATAAGCATTTAATCCTATTTTTCCATAGCATTTCGTTTTTACAGTTCTATGTTTTGCACCAGATACATAAAGATCTCCTACTACAGTTAATTTGGCATCAGAGTTATGTGAACCATTAGAGTAGGAGCTTCTTATAACAACTTCTTGAGCTGGTTGTATATAAATTTTATTTGGATCTTCTTGGTAAAACACTATTGATCCATTATGACTCCCCCAAACATTTAAAGCATCAGAAAGTCTTTTTAATTGAGATTCTGATATATCTGCATTATCTCTTATTATATTTACTAAATCCAAAATTTTTTGATCTTGTCCAAAAGCTGGTTTTTTAAAACCAAAGCTGTTTGTTACTTCCATACAAATCACCTCATTTGTTTTCTTGAACCATAAAATCTAATGGGAAAGTTTGCAAATCATCTAAATTGAAATTTTTAATATTATCTAAATAATTATAAATATTATATTGTTTTATAATAAAGTGATCAGATAAAAGGATAACTAAAAAAGGATTTTCAGTTATCCTGATAACTTCGCTATATATCGTAAAATCATTTATTGTATAATAGAACTTCCTATTTTGACTAGAATACCCAAATTTATATTTTAAATCTATTGAACTACAAATTAAACCATCAAATTGTAAGTCTAGCTTAATAGTAAAATTAATACTACCCATGGATGGAATTACACTATCCTTATAAGTTAGTGTTGTTTTTGCTGGCAACGATAAAGCTTCATTTTCATAAAAAATAAAGTTATTTATAAAAGAATAATCTCCATCTAATGTTCCATTGTTTGTAACCAAGCTAGAAAAATCTATTTTTACTCCACCTTTTTCATCTAATTGTGTAACTTTTGGCTTTTGATTTAATTTCATCTCTTCATATTGTGTAAAAAATGTTCCACTACCCTCAAGCTTCATTCCCTCGCCATTTATAGGATTTTGAGTTTCTGCTTTAAAAACTACTTTATAAGTTCTATTATTTAAAAGTCCATCAAAGTTAGCATTTATATCATAACAAAATTCTTTATCTGTCTGTTTTATTGGGGCATCAGCGCATTCTACTATCATTTATACACCACCATTTTTTATATAAAATTGCTATTTTATCTTTTTTAAACTGATGTGCCTGTAGCGTCTACCCATCCTGATAATGATTTATTTGTCCATATAGGTTTGTTTAGTGTTGTATCAAAAATTGTCATTGGCATTCCATTTATTTCAGGTCTATTCTGAGTAGTACACGCTATAATCTTTTCGCAATTATTTTCGGCTGTATTTTTAGCGTCACTAGCTATAGCTTGTGCATTACTAGCTGTTTGAACTGCTAAGGAAACTGAATTTTTCACATCATCTATCGCTGTTTCTACATTTAATAAATCTTTTTGTGTAGGTATAACAATATTTGTTCCATTATTGCCTATAATAACTTTACCTGTATCTCTAGTTACCATTTGAATTCGATCTGGTAACACATCAGGAATTTCATTTTCATAACCCCATGCGCATCTTATAATATCAACATTATTTGCCATTTTAATTAACCCTCCTCACCAGATTTTTTTATTTTTTCAATTAAATCATTTATATGTCCTTCATCTAGACTGTATCTTTTTTCAACACTTTTATTTATCAAATCTGTAATATGACCACTATCTAAAACCGATCCATCAGCTCTTTCAATAATATGACCACCATCAAGCCTATAACTAACAGGATATAAAGCTGCTTGCCAACTCTTAAGTTGTATATTTTCTGCCTGTGAATATGTAGCTGTAAAAGAGACTTGCGAAGAAGCAAGCTGAGTTGGTAAAGAGAGATTTATAATAGGGGTTGTCATATTGTAAAAAATCTTTTCTTGAGATGTAATAGACTCGTCACCATTCCAGTAAGTTAAAGTCCATTTTATTTCACCCTTAAAAGTTATAGTATTAGCTGATATTTTAACTTCTAAATATTTTTGATTTTTTGTTGGTAGTGGAGTGGATAATGAAACTTTTCCACTATCCCACAGAAGAGAGCCATCTACGTTTTTATAGAATTTTAATTGATATGAATCTATTTTTATACCATTAACTTTTGCAGAAACAACGATATCTTCACTTAAATCTACACAAGAACCATAAGGATACATAAAACTTGGTTGGAAAATTGTTGCCATTTAAATAACCTCCTATTAAAAAGAAGTGTTAGATTTTAAAACCTAACACTTTAATAATCTCCTGTTTCAACCATTAGTTCCAAGCTTTTTATTAGTTGTTTTGCATCATTCGCTTGGACATTTAGGTTATTTATATGAAAGACTCTTTGATTAGCTAATCCACTAGAATTAGGACTATTTCCATTAACATTTAAACTACTAGGTAAAATAATTTTTGGTGTTCTTATAGACGCCATTAAATTAGGAATATTCTCAGCAAAATTAACTATACTTTGAGTTTTTTGCGCAGTAACCACCTGATCTCCTGCATTTAACATTCTCATTTCCTGACCATATTCATTTATTGTAGCCAAACCATTATCTTCAACTTTTCCACCTCTAGCATAACCCACATAAGGTCTCCCTGCTGCTAAAGCTTTAATGCCTGGAACATTAAATATGTTTCCATAATCATGTTCTATAAGCCTTATACCTGCTGCTATGTTTGATATTGGATTATAAATATCATCTGGTAAATTAGGTAAATGCCAGTCTTGCATATTCTCGTCTATTAGTTGCATAAGACCTTTTGAGGGGTGTCCCTCTATAGCATTAATATCCCAAAGGTTTATACTATTAGGGTCACCACCAGATTCATGTTCAATAATTTGTGTTAATGGTGCAAACCACTCTTCTCCAACACCAGTTAAAGACATGGCGGTTCTTATCCACTCTGATAAACTTCCGCTTGCTGCTCCACCAGCCACACCTATCGCACTTGAAACTTGAGATTTAATAAATTCTGTTACATCATTATCAGACATACCATTTATTAAGCCCTGCATTAAGTAATCACCAATCTCATACATAACCCTACTAGGAGAATGTATCCCAAAGCCTTCCTTAAATTTAGTTATTACTTTCTGAGTTAGATCTTGAACAATATTTGTAAGGTTATCTTCACTACTCTTTACTCCATTACCTAGTTCAGTAACTAAATCTGAGCCATAAGAAGCACAACTTTTAGAAAAATCATTTAAAAGTTGTGCTTCTTCAGCAGTTAATAGGTTAATAGGGTCTATAACATTTTGCTTTTCATCAGATATTCCTTGTCCAATATTTTTATCACTATTCTTACCATAATTTATTGTATTATTAACAAATTGAGAAATAGTTTTATCTATATCTTGTTGAAATTTTTGTTGTGGAGTTAAAGTTAATTCTTTATTATCGGTAATTGCATCCCCAATATTTTTTAAGGTATTCTTACTAAAATTTGAAGAATTTTTTTCGAAAGACAGTAAGCTTTTAGTTATATCTTTTACTAAAGAAACTATTGGTTTTGCGTTAACAGAAATTTCATTTATATCATTTGAGCTATTTGGGCTAGGGGCTTTTTCTGTTGCCTGATTGCTTGTAATAGAACCTAGTTTGTTTAAATTTTCATTATTTATTACCATTGAGCCTTTTGGTAAAAATTGTTTGCTAGATTTTACAACTAATTCTGGTTTACCATCTTCAACTAAATCATAAAAACCACTTTCAGGAACATAATCAGTTCCATCAACATATCCACCAAGTGCTTCTTCTTTACTTTCATAAGATTGATCAACATTATCTTTTTGATTTTGATAATTATTTTCTATTTCATCCATTTTGCTTTGAGCAGATTCTAATTGCCCATTTAAAGTGTCTTCTTGCTGTTTATAATCTTGTTCCTCTTTCCATTGATCATATTCTTTTTGATCTTCATTTAGTTGTTTTTGTGCTTCATATATAGCATCACTATCAGTAATCCATTGTCCTGTTGTTATGTCCCTAACAGTTTTTTCTGTTTGGGCATTTTCTAATTTTTGCTTATCCTCAAGAAGTTTGTTTTCATATTCTTGTTGTTCATTGTTAGATTCTTGAAGGGCATGTTTTTTTTCTAATTCATCTAGTTGAGATTTATACATATCTATTATTTCTTGCTGGTGTTGTTTTTCTATCTTATAGCTTGATTCCAAAGCTTCATCCATGTGTTTTTTTTCTTCTTCGAGACTCTTTCTCTGTTGCTCTTCAGCCTTTCTTTGAGCTTCTTCAGCCTTTCTCTGAGTTTCTTCTCGTTGACGTTCAGCTTTTTCTTCAGCTTCTTGCTGTTTTTTTTCAGCTTTTTCCTCAGCCTTTTCTGCTTTTTCCTCAGCCTTTTCTGCCGCATCTTCAGATGCATAGTCACCAATGTTATCTGAATCTACTGTATTCATTGATGAGTCAGCAGCACTTTGAGCTTGTTCAAACAGCTTGTCAATTTCCTTTGAAGCTTCCTTTAGGGAATCAATTTCCTCTTGTAATGCTTTTATTCTTTCTTTTGCGTTTTTTTGAGCCTTAGAAGTTAAAGCTTGACCAGCCTTTATCTCTAAAGTTGAAGCATTTATTTTTACTTTTGCCTTTGCAGCTATCATTTTTGCTTCTTTAGTATAATAACCTATACGATATTGAGCTTGTTTCTGAGTAACAGCAGTATTGCCATCCTCTATCATGGTTGTAGATTTTGAACTACCTAATTTTATTTTTTCTAATTCTTTATAGGTATTACCTTCTGATTTTAATATTTTTATAATTTCTTTTTCTTTATTCCCAGCTTTAAGAGTTACATTTCCATTTTTATCTGTTACAGTACTAAGCCCTTTTATTTTATTTGCTAAATCCTGAGCGATTTTACCAACTTGCTTTTTAGCATCAGCTAATTCTTTGGATGAACCTTTATTCTTACTTATTTGTCTCTGTAGCTTTGTATATTGCTGATATTCTGCTCCCAATTTTGAGTAATTCTTTTGTTCTGCCATTTGCATTTGCGCATATGACATAACTACAGTATTTTTAAAAGAACTAATTCCCTGTTGTATTTTACTATACAATTGTTTAGTATTATTTAAATATGGTACTAACTCTTGATGATTTTTTTTTATATCAGCTACAGATTGTGCATCAAGTTTGTTATTTCTTTCAATTTGATTTGAATACGATAAATATGATTTGTAGCTATTTGTAGTAGATTGTATGGCTTTATTTATTTTTTCTTGTGCTTGTTGCAATTCCTTATCATTTAATATAGCATCTTTAACTACAGCATTTCCTTTTATAAAGGCTTCAGTATCCTTTTGTAGAGCTGAAGCGTTTTTTATAATAGTGTCTCCATTCTTATCTGTTGATAAAGTTAAATCACCAAATACTAAGGCTAGTTGTTGTGCTAAACCTTTTTGCTTTTGTGATTCCAAGGCTGTTTTATCTGATTGTTTATATAAAGTAACATAGGATTGTATTAGCTGTCCTATAGAAGTTTTTGCTTTATCTGAATTCTCTGTAAGATCTCTAGCAACACCCTCAATACTTTTATTATTAGCAATTTGTTCAGATGCTTCTGATAAGAGCTTGATTTTACCAGTAGTTTTATCATAAGAATATCCAGTAGTGTCTAAATTTTTTTGAGTTTCACTTATTACCTTATTTACTTTGTTTAGTTCACTTTGAAAATCTTTAAGTTTTCCTGTATCGCCTAATGAATTTCCCCATTTATCATTTTTTTTAGATTTATTTACAGAATTGATTTTGCCTTCTAGTTCTGCTTTTCTTTTTAAAGCATTTTCTAAAGTTGATTGTTCCTTCTCTAAATTTTTATAATCGTCATTATCTGCTGTGATAGAGTTGTCCTTCATGGCTTTTGTTAAATCTTCATAGCCCTGTTTTAATTTATCTACTTTTTGCTTTTGCTCTTCATGTTTTTCGATAATGTCTGATATAGCCATAGACAAACCTATAGTTAATGCACCAACAATACCACCTAATGCTAAATTAAGTCCCATGGTACTTAAAGTAGCTGACTTTTGAGCAACAGAAAGCGCATTATTTGCAGAACTAGCTTCTTCTGCTGAAACAGTAGTCGCTTTCATTTTTATTTGCATTGCTTCTAAGGCTTCTGACGCTTCTTCTTCTGTCATTGTTCCTGCTGCGACCTTAGCTTTTAAGTTTTCTTCTGCTGCTGCAAATATATCTACTTGAGCCTTACTTAAACCTACCTTTTGTCTAATAACATCTAAAATTGTTGCGGATTCTTCCAAAGTTATATTACCTGATGCGACATCTCTTTGTACGCTTTTTACAGCAGAACTGTAAGCTTTTATGGAAGCAGTTGATTCACCACCATGATCATTAAACAACTGTTTCCATGATTTCCCTGTTATAGCGTTAGAAGCAAAATTTAAACCTTTTATTGCTAAGGCTACTTGAGGAATAAGCAATAAAAGTGAACCAAAACCCTTATTTACTCCTTCTAGAGCTTGAACAACATCATTTGCACCATTTACAACGGTTCTAATTTCTGTCAATCCACCACTTTGACCAAGAGTAACAAAAAATTCTTTTACCGAAGCTTCAAGAACTTTTACTTGTTTTTCTACAGTACTCATTGCTTGAGCGTTCTTTTTAGCAGAATAACCAGCACTATTGGCAGATTGTTTAGCGAATTTATCAACATCTTTCCAATTCTTCGCTAAAACATCAATCCAGTCTTTTCTCATTGTCCCACCCAAAGCATCTAAAATACTATTGCTCTGAGTAGTGTTATCTCCAAATTTATCGAGTGCTGAAGAAACTTCTTTTACTATATCTCCAAAATCTTTAAAATGGTCTTTATCTTTCATTACTTCAATACCATAACCTCTTAAAGTCTCTAATGTTTTGGGGCGTTCAAGTCTATTTTCCATAGACTTTAAAGCATCACCTATTTCGTTTCCACTTTTCCCAGTATTGTCAGCTAGCACAGCAGTAATACCATTTAATTGATTTAAACTAATACCCATATCTTTTGATGTCATACCAGCTTTATCTGTAACCTGAGCAAAATCTGCGGTTTTTGCCATGCTAATATCTGCGGTTTTATTCCAGCTATCCAAAACTTTTTCTGAGTCAGAAAAATTAATTCCTAATTGCTTCATTGATGATACTAACAATTGAACCATCTCATTAGAGTTTGTAATTTCACTAGTATTTAACCCTAATGAAACAGTCTTTGTCATACTTTCTAAGTCTTTTTTAGCACTAACACCTTGTGCAGCTAAGCTTGACATAGCACTTTGTATACCCCCAAGATCCTGTCCAAATTCTTTTGAGGTTCTAACTGCATATTGTCCAAAATCTTGTAGACTTTTTTTATTACTATCTAAGACTCTACCTAGGTCTACAAGGTTTTTTTCATACTCTGTATTGGTGCTAATCGCATTTCTAATTTCTCCCGTTACTGATGCAATAACAACAGCAGAACCAGCGTAAGCTGCTGAAATTTTCATTCTATCAAGAAAAGTGTTATTTGCGTTTCCTGATCCCATTGCTAAACTTGATTTACTTGATATCTGAGAAATACTTTCTGATAACTTTAAATACGCAGAACTATTAGCTTGAATTTGAGTGTACTCTTTAAGTTCTGCAACCCTTTGTTTTTCTAGTTGCTCTGTAATCTTTTGTCTATCTCTATATTCTTGTTCTAAACTTTTATTTATAGCTGTAGCTTGATTCTCTTCAATAATTCTTCGTTCTTGTTCTCTAGCATTTATTGTTTTTGAAATTTCTGATTCAATCTTTTGTCTATCTTTTTCTTCTTGGTCTAATTGTTTGTTTATATTTTTAGCTTGATTCTCTTCAATAGTTCTTCGTTCTTCTTCTCTAGCATTTATTGTTTTTTTAATCGCCGCTTGAATTTCATTACGAGCTTTTTCTTCTTTTTCAAGATTTTCGGTAACTTTTGTAACTGATCCTTTATCTAAAATTTCTCCATTCTCATTAATTTCTAAGTTCTTTATTTCCTGATATTTTCTGCCCAATTCGTCTATTTGCTCTGTTATTTGTTTGAATGTGTTTGCTCCGTTTTTTGCTTCTTCTGATGTTCCTTTATAAAATTTTGTGATTTTTGTTGTATTCGAATCAAGTGTTATTCCAAGTTTGCTTAATTGTTCTTCTATATTCCTAAAAATATCTGAATCAAAAGATTTTCCAGATGCAGTCTTTAGCTTTTCGAATTCTGCTTCTATAGAACGAAGAACTTCTATGGATTTTTTACCACTTTCAATATCTATAGAGTCGATTTTTACCTTAGATAAATCTTCTAAGATTTTATTAGCCTGACTTATATCTTCTTTTAGTTTATTTAAATCTAAGGTTAATCTACCAATAAACTTTTCACCGTTATTAGATTCCATTAAAAATCACTTCCTTTTAAAAGATAAAATTGACATTATGTAAAAAATATGTATAATTCAAAATGAGAGGGAGGTAATAAAAATGATTATTCTAGCAATTGTTTTGCTGATATGTTGTTTTTTATTAGGAGCAATTTTTCCTTATGTACTGGTTTTTTCACCAGCAATTATAATTTTTATAGTTGGGATAAAATTCAATTGGAATAGTGATTTTACAGGACTACTTACAGTTTCTTTTTTAATAATAGAGAGTTTTATATTTTTTAAATTACTTAAAAAGAAAAATGTTGTACCATATCGTTCAAAAGAAACAGAGGAATTATTTTTTAAAAAGGATAAAAAAACCAAGTGAAAATTCACTCGGTTTTTTATTAGATAAGAGGCTGTATATTTTTTATATCATTTAAAGTTAGCTTATGTTTTTGCTTCTTTTGGCTTTTAGATAATTTAAATTCTATAGGATTATATTCCTGTATTATTTTGACTGCATCTTTAGCATAAGAATTTCCTATTAAGCCTTTTATCCCATCATATCTTACTTTTAAGCTTAAATCAACGATACAATCTTTAAAAAATACATACGAAAAGTTATCTATTTCTGATTCTGTAAATCCACAATGGACTCCAAGTAAAGAATAACCTCGTCTAAGAGTTATTCCTTCATCATTGGAGTCCTTTTTTCGTTTTTTTTCTGTTCATCATCAATTTCATTTATTTTCTTTGTTTCTTCTAGTATTTCTTTGAGAATAGGACTGTTCAAATTATCAATTAATTCTTTTGGAAGCTCTTCCTTATCAAAAACTGCCTTTAAAAAATTTATAATAATGGTTTCCCCATCAACAAATTTGCTTACAAGATTTAAAAAACCATATTTTTTAATAAGCAAATAATCAGCATAAAAGTTCTGTTTTATATATTTCATTTTTACAGGTTTTATCTCGTATTCTTTATTACCTATTCCTATTTTTTGTCCCATTTTTTTCCTCCTAAAATATTATTTGATTTTATATGTATAAAGACAAGGCTTATACCTTGTCTTAAGATGTGGCAGTAGTAAATGATGTTGTGAAATTGTCTCCTAATCTATTCCCTGCTAAATCTGTAACGTCTCCACTTACTGTTGCTAAATACTTTGTAGCAGTATTTAAAGCAACATTAGGCTTTAATGTTACAGTCATTCTATCATCTGATAGTGTTAAAGTACCCTTTATATTTGAACCATCAGTACTTATAAGAGAAAATTTAGATAGAGTTACTGTAGCAGGATCAATAGGCTCATTAAATGTCCAAATTATATCATTAGTTGCTGAAGTGGATTTATCTGCTGGAACTACTGATAATATAGCTGGAGGAATTGTATCTACAGTATTAGAAATTGGCTTAAATCTAATATCATACATTTTTTTATCTGGTCTTTTAGGATCAAGACCATTAATTTGTACATCAAATGTTGATGCAGTCTTATAATTACCTCCAACCTTTGTTGATTGGAGAATCTTTGCTTTATAAATTATAATTTGTAAATAACCTGTAATTTCTTGTTCATCTTCTTCGCTTCCAGCATAAACAGGGAAATCAATAATAACTTCCCCTGATTTTGGGAAATCATCTGTTTGTACAGATAAAGAAGTAATATTGTCTACATCTATAGTATAAGATGGGGATACAATTGTACCTTTATCAGAAGGAGGTAATTCAACAATTGTTGAACTTTTTCCTATACTAACTTTAAATTGTCCTTCTCCAACATTTCCATCAGCAATTTGTTCATATCCATTTATCCTTAAAGAACCATCTTTTACAATATCGTTTATAGTAATTTTTCCTTCGTCATTTACTTGGTATGAATCTCCAAAAATTTCAAACTCGCTTTTTCCTTGTGATACACTACCACCACTTGCAATTGCAAGAGAAGACATATTCATTTCTGCATCTGTGAATTTTCCTGTTATACTTTTGCTTTTATCTATTTCTGCTAAATTATAAAAGCTCCATCCACCTGTTACCTTTAATGTATCTCCTCCAAAAGTTATTTCTCCAGAAGTAGCTGTAAGATTAGTATAAGTGGCTCTGGTTTTTCGTGATCTTATCAATACGTTTGGAGCATCTGCAATAAAACCTGTTACATTTTTTTCTGACATTAACCTTCCTCCTTAAAAAATAAAAGTTTATGAGTTAATTCCCATAAACTTTTTTATATAAAAATTGAACAAACATCCTAGAATAATTTGGTGTACTGGATGGAAGCTCATTGTGATTTTCTAACAAAAATAATTTTTGTGCAACTCTTTTATTATGAATTAGATGTATAAGCCTATCAACAATTTTATTTCCTCGTCTTTTAAAAAAGTTATTTTCATCTCTATCAATTTCGTTTGGGATATATATTTCTATAACTAAAGTTTCTCTTTTAATAAAAATATTATTTGTGCTTAATGAGGGGGCTGCATAAAATTTTATTCTACATGAATCATTTTTGGTAATAGGAACATATGAAATTTTACCTTCTATAAAATATTCTGTAACTAACTTTCCATAGTTATCAATATCTTCCGTTGGTATTTTCATTAATGTTTTTAGTCTTAAATCATTTGTTAATAGTTTTGTTATAGAAGCATAATCTTCTGTTATACCCATAAATTCAATCACTTCTTACTAACAGATAGTCCGCAAAATTTACTGAATTGATCGCATCAAGAATAGCTTCATTAAAATAACTTTCTGCCAATCCACTTGAAGCACCAAAAACATCTTCCCAAAAATGCGAGCCTTCTTGTCCTTGTGAAAAAGCTGGAATTTCATAGCGACTTTTTGCACAACTTTGTTTCCAAGCGTTTTCATCAGGATCAAAAATAGGTTCATTTGGTCTGCTGTAAATTTTCATATTGTCTCTTGTTTTATTATAATAACTTGAATTAAAATATTCTTCTATGTAAGGATTATTTTCTATATCTGCTTTTTGTCCTATACCATAATTCTCTAACATAGCTTTATATATAGTTCCTTCGTTTTGATTTAAAATGCCTATTTCTCGCACAAGAGCATTTGATTTTACAGCACTTCTAAATTTAATGGATTGTATTACATCATTTTTCCATTCTGGATTACCAGCATTAGATTGATAGATTTCTGCAACAATAAATTCTATTAAAATTTTACAAACATCATCTATTTTTTTGTTTAAAGCTATTACTATAGCGTTTATTAGTCTTTTTTCATCAATTTTGACTGTCATAATGTTATACTCCTAGCTATTATTGTTAATAAACCTTTATTGAAGTTTATATCAACTTGTGAAAAATTAAATGAACTTATTTCATATAGAACTGTACCCCAATATAATCTATCTCCAATTTTCAATTTTTTTGTATAAAAATTAAATTGAGTTTGAATTGATATTTCATTACTTGCTTCAAGCCCTATAGAGGTACTATTTGCTTTGAATGCAAAGTTCTGAGAATCAATAGAGCATAAGAATTCTTTTTCAAAAATAGAATTCCAACCTTTCTGTTTTAAAATTGTACCATTATTATCTACAGTTGCTTCTTGAAGCCTTAAAAAATCTATTTTTGAATTAATAACTGAGGTTAGAATTCTATAGCATCTGGGGAATTTTTCTATCTTTAATTGTGAAACAATATAAATCTCATCATCACCTGCTTGAAGATAATCTCCAAGGTTTAACTTAAAATTTATATCTGCGTAGATTGGTTTTGTTCCTTTTGTTGATGAACCACTTTTTAGTCTATGATCTACTTCTGGTACTATAGCTTTAATAATATTCTGCGAATTTGAATTTAGAATGAAAGAGGTTGCTATAGGTGAATTCAAAGAATCTTGAAAATTTTCATTTATATGAGGTGGTATATAAAAGTTCAATTTTATCACCTTCTTATGTTTTTGATAAGCTAAAAGAAAAACCTATATCTAATAGTCTATTTTCTAATTCTTTTATGATTTCATTTAAATTTTTATATGGTTTATCTGCATTAGTTATCGACAAAGCATCTGTTGTATAACTAACAATGTCAATGTAATTACTCCTTGCACACTTAAAAAAGTTAAGTTCTGAAGAGATTTTTATGTATTCTTCTTCAGTTAAATTTATATCTCTAGAAATTTTTATATCAATAATTTCTTCTGAATTTATATTTTTTATCTCTTTACACTCTACTTTAAACCTATCTCCAATACCTTTATCTACATATAATCTTTTAAGCCCATTTTTTAGATAATGCCAATAATCTATATTCTGTAAAAATATATTCATTTCTTTTACAAAAGGTTTTAATTCTTCTTCTAAATCTTGTTTTAAATACTCTAAGGAAGGCAAAACACTACCTCCTTTATTTCTCTTCTTTAGCAGAATTATTTTTAGATGAAATATTTAATTCCTCAACATCTCTGTTACAGAAAGTTGACAAATATTTTATTTTACTAGCAGTTAAATTTTCTACAACTTCTTTTGCTGTATCCCATATAGTAAACTTTAATTCATCTTCTGTAATATTATCTAATTCTTTTTTCATATCAGTAAGAGACATATCAAATATCTTTTTTATTTCTACTGGAGATAGAGACATTTTCTGGTTTGTATTATCTCCAAAGATCTCATTTTTTTTATCTTTATCTAAAATTTCTAAACTTTTGCCTAAAAATATAGTTGATACAGCATTAAGATAATCGAGATCTTCTTCCTTTAGAGAGACAACTACATTAGGTTTTATATTCATACTTCTAATTCCATCTAAAAACTTAATTCCAACATCATGCTTTGTGGAATTTTTTACTTTTATTTTTTTTTCAGTATTCGCCATTATATTAACTCCTTCTTTATACAAATAATAAGTAGAGAATTAAAAAAATTCTCTACTTAGATTAAGAAATAGAAAGATCTTTATACGCTCCTATATAGCATTTATCTCCAAATACTAACCCAGCACCAAAAACAGCATCCATTCTCATCTCGTAGGATCTATCTTCTAAGTGGAGATCATCTATAGTTGGAATTGCTTTTTCTTTTGCTACTTTTAGGGATCTTTTATCGTTTTGACCTGTTGGGACAATATATAAAAGGCTCTTATCTAAAATAGTATTACTAAATGATCCTGATGAAAATGGGTTTGTAAGCTGTATGACATTACAATTATTATAAGTTCCTATAAAACCATTTTTATTTTGCTCATTTATAAGCATTGGATCAAATTGCTGTGTTACTCCATTAGAATTTGCAGTAACAAAACCAGTTAATTCCCCTAGTTTTGAAACAACTTCTATATCACCAACTAAAGACACAGGCATACCAAGTCTTTGAAAAGCTCTTATTTGAGCATCTAATGTAGCCTTTACTAATCCTGTTCCTGTTGCATAATTTGGATTAGACAATGTACTAATACCCTTTTGTAAAACACTTTGAACTCTAGTAACCATTCTATTGTTCATCTCGATAGCTGCATCCTGAACCACTTCCTGAAAATTCACTCTACCACTTCTCATATCTATATCTGATATAGTTGGTATTGCGGTAACAGCTTCGGTATCAAGAAGTACATTTTTGTGAGAAATTGTGCTTCTTTCTACTGTACTGCCTTTTGCACAATAAAAAGCTCTAACTCCTCTTAATTTCACTTTGAATTCTGCTTTTTCATTAGGCTCTAAATCTAATTTTGTATCAGCTATAAGATTTAAAAATTGAGTTTCCTCATCAACTACATTTTCCACAGAATATTGTACAATTTGGGCAATCATATACCTATTTTGAGGAGTAGGATTCATTGCAAGTTTATTCATTATTCTGTTTGCATTTTCTAATTCCACTCTATTTTTTAATTTTCCTTTTGCCGCAGCAGAAAATATTCTAACTGCATCTCCATGTCGAGTAACTTTTCTTTCTGACATAATCATTTCTCCTTTATATGCTAATTGCTATAAGCTGAAAAATTAATTTGCTATACAACAAAAAGTTTTTTCACCCCATATTGTTTCTATAGAATCTATTGTAAATGTTTGAGCTGGTGTACCAGATGTTTTAGTAATTAAACCAGTTGTACCTACATCTACAACGTCTCCTTCCTTTAGGGAATCTCCATCAACCGCTTTTGTTGTTTGGAAATGCTCATCAGGTAAAAGTTTATGCAATCTAAGTTTCTCACCTGCATTTATTGTTAAATCATGATCGGTTTTATTTATAAGTTCTTCATCTGTTTTATCATTTAAATTTTCAACAAACCATGCTGATTGGGTATTAGAAGTACATGGTTTTGCTGTTTTATCTGCAAAGTTAACACAAACAAAAGAACCATTTTCTACACCATCTTTAACACTACTATCTAATTCTATTGTACCTAAATAATTGTGGTTGCCCATAGTAACCATTCCTGCCATATTAAAAATCCTCCTAATATTTTTCATATACTAATTGTTATAAGATGCTACTTGCCAAAAAAACTTACCATATAATTGTCACTTATGGATGCATTATCTGTAATACGAGTTCCTAGTGGTTGTCTTTCGATATTCTCTGAAGAAGCTAAAGCTTCTGCTACAACTATTTTTTGGAGAGTATCTTCGTTACCTTTCTCTAAAGCTTCTGCAACTTCTGACTTTTTCATAGTATCTTCTGAAAGTATTTTCTCATATTTTGCTTTTAAAGCTATCTTCTTCTCAGCTAACTCTTTTTCTGCTTTATCTTTTTTTAAAGTTTCATTTTCTGCTTTTAGCTCTTCCATATCTTTTAATTTTTTATCTTTTTCCAAAACTGAAGCTGATAAAGTACTTATTTTTTTATTGGCTTGCTCCAATTTTTTTTCTGCATCTTGTCTTTTAACTTTTTCTAACTCTAATTTTGCAGCTATTTCCGCACTAGACATTTCATCATCTCCCTCATCATCTGCTTTATCTTTTTTTGAATCCGAATCAGTTTCTTTTGTATCATTTAACTTCTTTTTAGGATTTTTCTTTTTTTCTGCCATTTCGTTTTCCTCCTCATTTTCAATAGAGTCATATTTTATAGTTACTGGATAGACATTTAAAATTACAACATTATCTCCATCAACAGTAAAATCAATTCTTACTAAAGAACCATCATCATAATTCTCCATTACAAGAAAATCTACACCATTTGAGAAAATATAAAAATTCCAATAGCAATCACCTAAATTATCTTTTAATTGGCTTCTTAAACTCAGCATTACTTGATTATAGTTTAATTCTGCAATCTCTGTTCTTCTATAAGACTTTTTTAGTTCTGCAAGTATTTTCTCTTCCCACTCTAAAGGGTTAATTTTTTTTACCATTTCATTCTCACTTTCCTTAATATTTAATAATTCCGCAACTAATTTTGTGGCTTTTGCAGATACAACGGCAGGAGTACTAACAATTGAATAACCACTCAATTTATTTGACTCGTCAACATCAACAAATTTAATTTCTCCATTATTTTCTTCTGTATATTTCCCAACGAGAATTTCGTAACTTACAAAAAGAGCTTCATCTTCATATAGTTGTTGTATAATGTCGCAAGCATCTTTAAATTCTTTTGGTATTCTTACCTGACCAGCTAGCTCATATATATCATCATCACTTTTAGTACTATAAAATTTAACAAATGAACCTATCATCTGATTATAAAACTTATTTGTTATTGGAGAATAATTGTGGGTAAGATTTTCAGTATTACCACTTACTAAATTATTCAAATCAACCTTAAGGGGAAGTCCTACATATTCTTCTTGGTTATCAACTATCTCTTGTAAAAATTCTTTTGAATATCTTACACCATTTAAATTGGTATTAGTGTCATTTAGTAGAAAATCTATAATAAGAAAAAGATCTGAACCAACTTGTTTCTCTGCAATTGAAATAATTCTTTTGCTTTTGCATTTAAATTTTTCAGGCAAAATTTCACCTTCTTACTATATAGTTTTTAAAAATAAAAAAGCCATTTTATATAATTTTACTATTAACGAAATTTTAATTCGATACTGTGCTAGGCTTTGGCTGCTTACCAGATAAACTTTTATCTTTATCTGAATTTTCTTCTTCATGTCTTCCACTACTATTTGAACTTTGATGATTAAATGATGGTGGAACAGAGAAAACAATATCTAAATTTTCACTATTTTCACTTTCTCTTCTTTTCTTTTCTTGCTTAAAATCGAATTTTAATTCAGATAAGGTCGTTTCTCTACTTAATAATCCAAAAGTATAAAGCTGCATAACTTCACTTCTAAAATCTTTTTCCGATTGTAAATTTAGGGATTCAAATTTAAAGGAAGGAATTCCATCCGAAGTACTACTTCTTCCTGAAAATTTTCTTTTTAAAAGTAAATTTATAAATTTTGCAATTTTGTTTTGACCATCTTTTATCCTTTTCGCTAAAGTACTAAGATTTATACTTGCCTGAGCAAAAGAACCACTTCCACCATTTCCCGTAACAACTATAGCAGATATACCAATAGAACTAAGAATGGATTCATTTACAGTTTGATATTTATTTTTATCAAACAGACTTTTTGTATCCATATTTTTCCATTGAGAGTCTACATTCCAAGATACAACAGCAAGAGGATAACCATTAATTGCATCTTTGTATATTTTCCCAACTTGTTCAATATCATTTATATTTATAGTTTTCTTATGGTCTTTATCTCCAACATTTACTTGAAGAAAAGATTTCATTCCATTATTTAATTGACTATCTTCATATATACTTATAAGCTGTTTTTTACCTAAAGCTTCTAAGGCAGAGCAAATAACAGGAGTTGCATATTTGCTCCATCTACTTTTTACAGCTTGTATACAAAAAGTATGCTTTGGATTTAATTGAATCCATCCAGTACCAGAGTTTGACCAATTTTTGCCTTTTATTGCATTAACAACTTCTATTGGGTAACCATCATAAGCTTTAGAAATAGTGTCTATAAACTCTTGATTTGTAATAGAATATGGCTTATTAAGTATCTCTGTTATGCTAAATTCCAAAACAGGATTTCCGTTTTCTGCGATAGAAGATACCTTTATTCTCCAAGGAGCAAAAAGTTCTGGAGTACCATTTTCTTTTATATATCCAAAAAGATTTTGATATACATAGAAATCATGAAACAAATCTCTCAATAAATCGTCTATTGATATACTATCTAAATAATCAAGCATCTGGTCTTTTATTTCCCCATCTTCTCCTTCTAGTTTCCAGCTACTCATACTAAAAGGTACAAGTACATTTTTTACCGAGTTGGCTAAGAGGGGTTCTTTTGCATAATAATATGTGCATAACTCAAACAATTGTTTTATGTTGCTTTCTTGATTTAGCAAAAGAGTATCTATAGAATAACCTCTTGGGATTCCTCTATAAGAAAATGTACTATTTTCATATGTCCTAATGTTTTCAATGTCGTCTTCGGCTAGACTTGCTCCAAAACAAAAATTATTACTTATATTGTTTTTAGATGTTTTTCTTTTACCTATTTTTACTCCTCCTTTACTAAAAATTCATACTTCTACCCCAACAGTTATCTCCGCTATTCTCTGTAGCATCTCCTCTGTTTTTATCTTCTAAACTAAAAATAAAATCTAAAGCCATAGCAAGAGAAGAGTATCTATCCTTATGCTGAGTGCTCTTTTTTACATCATATAAATAATTTCCTGCTGCGGTTCTAATTCTAACAATATTCCCCATTTCCATTTGTAACCCATCAGCTTCTATATAAACGCCTACTTCTTCTTTTGATATCTTTCTTTTTGTTCCAGTATCATCTTTTATTATTATTTTTTGTTCTTCAATCTGTCTTCTGATTTTTACAGAAGGTATTGGTATATGAAGAGAATGATTTTCTAAAAATAATAAAGTGTGAACTGCCATATTTTCATTTTTCTTATTATCTGCTTTTATAGCACTAATAATATTTATAGCCTTTCGTGAATCTGAAACTTCGATAGTATCTTTTATTAAAGGAGGATATTCTCGTCCTAAATCATCAACGTAAGGTATATTTAATAGGGATACTACACCTTCACCAATTGCATTAGCATCTATAATTACTTTTATGATATTTGGGAACCTACAACAAGTTATCCTAACTTGCTCTGCAAGCATTTCCAAACTATAGCCATGATAAGTTCTTATGAAAACAATATATTTTTCATAAGTTCCATCATTTTTAGGAACTATTTTTATAACAGTAATACAAGCGTTATCTGCTTTTTTATCTTCTGATGTTGCTACATCAAGAGATAAAACATACCTAGACATAGAGTTCTTAGGTTGTTGTATTTCTACATGGGAAAAATCTCTACATGGTTCTGTTAAATCATAAGGGAAATATGAACCTTCAGTTTCTCCTACAAATTTAGAGTTCCATTCCATTTCCCAAACAGATAATGGCATTTTCTTTTTCTGTTCTAAAACAAAATCTTCTTCAACTATGCCACATCTTACAGCGGTTTTATACGACAGAGCACAACAAAAACGATCTTTGTACCCATCTCTAATATCTTGTATGGTTTCTTTAAATCGTTGATAATAGTCACAACTCTTTAGATACGCTGAACTTGTTTCTATTAATTTTGAAGAAAAATCTTCAAAAGCAAGTCCTTTTAATCTATTATTTTCAACAACTTTTCTATTATATCGAAGCATTGGAATTAAAACAGACTGTATAACGCTACTCATAACCCAAGCTGATTCATCTATATAGATTATCTTCCTTCTTTCTCCTCTTATATTACTGCCATCTTTGTTCATAGCCATTGCTTCAATTTCTGAGCCATTTTTAAATTTTACTTTAGCTCCATCTTTGCTTATTTTAATAGGTTGTATTATTTCTCTAGCAAAATTGGCATTTTCTTCACCTAAGTCGTTAATATATTTTACAGTTAAAATAGCTTGTCTAACTGTATTAGAAACAATTAGTATTTTATTTTGAGGATATAAAATTGCTAGCCCTGCTAATACTCTTGACATTTTGAAAGTTTTTCCCATAGAACGAGCTTCTGTATCTCGAACTATGGAGCAATTTCCACATTCTCTTACTATAACTTTTTGAAAATCATAAAACCTTACAGGAGATTTCTCTGTAGAAAAATAATTTTCTATGAAAATATCCAAATATTGTCTCCACCACCAAACCTGCTTTTCCCATTCTTTTGGGTTTTCTACAGTGTTTTCTTTAACAATTTTATTACTTTCAGCAGCAGAAGGATCTTTATATACCCCTTTGTTTTCTTTGTATATTTTTTGAGAAAAATTTTTCATTTATCCATCACCAATGCTATTTAGTGTCCACCTAAAGTCTGCTGAAATTTTGTCAACATCATCTGGATCATCAAATATAATTTTCTTTGCCAAATATCCATTTTGCTCTAAATTAAGAATAATTTCTCCTAAATTATCAAAACCAGCAGAATCATTTATGCTTCTGGTTTTTTCTGAGAATTTTGCAGATGTACTTAAACTATCAAAAATAGCTTTTGCTTCTTTATACCTTTTATCTGCTCCACTAATACCATTCATCATGTCATTATAAGATTCATCCATGACTAAACTTGCTTTAGCAATTTTTCTTGCGTAATCTTTATGGTTTCTGGTAACAATATTAAAGTCTTTTAAACAATCCTCGTAATAATCATTTAAGTAATCCAATTGTTCTTGAGTGTATGTTCCTATCCATTTTTGTGAATATATTTTCTTAGGCTTTTTATCTTTTTCTTTTACATTTTCACTAATAGATCTATTTATAACTATATCTTTTTTTAATAATTCTTTATCTTGACCTTGATCATAAGAGTAATAATTTACTCTATTCATTGAACCAAAATAGCCCTTTATTGTTTTGTTCAATAAAAAATCTTTCTGTTGTTTAGCAGAAAGATTTTCGAATTCTAAATTATTTTTATATTTATTTTTGATTTTTTCACTTTGAGTACTCCAAAGATCTTCTTTAAATAGTCTTCTATTTTTCTTGCAATATTCAATTAAGCTATTTTTGTCTTTTACAAAGCTTGACACACATTTTTTACACCAAAAATCATGTCCTTCATTTGTTTTATTTAATTTATTTACATAAAAAGATGATAGTTTTTGTCTTTTGTTACATTTTATACATTCGGTAAAAACTGCCACAACATCACCTTTTCTATACATTTTTTGATGAGAAGGGTAAGAATTGAAATTACAATGCTTTTGCGACAGATTTACAATCTGCCCATGTTCCATACATGAATATCTTCTCATATAATATAATAAAAAAATAGGGAAGAATTAAACTTCCCATATATTTTTAATTAAAAACAATATCTTGAATACTTAGTCTTTTGCCATCCTCATAAAGGAATAGTCTTTGTCCAGCTTTGCTAAATAAGTTTTTGTCTTTAGCATATTCATCTGTGCCAGAGAAAGACCTACCAATAAATATCTCAACGCAAATATTTTCAAAACTTTTATTTTGATGAAAATGCCCCAAATGAATTTCATCTGGCTTTTTAATCATCATACTTAAATCTCCAGCGATTCTATTTACTTGTCCATTATGACCATGGCACTCAAAAATTGTAACTCCACAAATTTCTTTAACTATAATTCCATCATCATAAAAATTATCTTCAAAAATAACATTCTTTAAATTCTTTAAACCTTTTTTAATACCCCAATAAATAAGATATTCGAAATTTTCTCTATCTATAGAAGAATCTTTTTGGGGAATCATTCGACCATGATTCCCAACTACAGATGCTACAACAACTTTATCAAAAACATTAGAATCAGCAAATTCAGCAATCATTTTTTCTAATATCTCTGCTACCACTTCAACTTGTTGCGCAACATCTATTTCTTGTTGCAAGTGTAAACTTTGATGAATAAGTCCACTAATAAAATCGCCTAAACAGCTTAAGTGTAATACATTCGCTCCTGCTTCGGCACACCTTTGTATCACCTGTCTGGTTAAAAATTCTGCTCTCTTTTTTGCTTCATCAACAGAATATTTATTCCAGTAGTTATTAATTTTTATTCCTAAATGTAAATCCATTAAATCAATTAAAGCTTCTCTATGCTTGCCAATTTTCTTTATTTTAGCATTATATTTATTAGGTGTTATGACTATACTATTAAGTCTTTTAACTACATTATTAAAAATATAATCTTCTCTTCTGTAGTATCCCAACTCTTGTTTCATCTTTCTAATTTCTTGTTGCTGCAATTTAATGAAATACTTTTCTTTTCTTCTTTCTAAAGTCGTATCAACAAGACTGTCTATATTATTATCTGTAATATCCTGATCCAAATATGGCACATCATTATGTACTATATTTAACCCAGTCTTCACCATATTAAAATCTCTTCTAGGAATATTCAGTTTTCTGCAAACCTCATTTATATTCAAAGGATTATCATCACAATATAACTCTTTGATTTTCTTAACTTTATCTTTAGAAATTTTAACTTCTCTCTTGCCATCATTAAAAGTTAATTTTGTGCCATTATCAAACACTTGAATTTTGTCCTCTGGATTAGATAAACAACTAGAATATCCACATAATGTTTCAAGTGTTTTAGAATTACTTGAAACATTTTCCTCACCTTTAAATTCTTTAAATTGTCTATTTTTATCAGGTAAATCTAGCAAAAACTTTTTGAATTGGCTCCATCCATCTTCACCTTTAAGTTGGAAGTATTCTAAAACTTCTCTCCAGCCATAACTAAGTTTTCTCAAATGTGTTCCTGATATGCTTAAATCCAGAAATTCAACTATATCTTCCCAATCAACATCAATTTCTTTATCTAATTTAGCACTATTAAGACGAAGCTTATAAATAAAATCATCTTCATCTTTATGCTGTGCAAATTTATCATCTATTTCTAATCCATTTATATTCACAAGCTTCACCTCTCTTTATTAATTAAAGCGTTTCTTTCCTTTGTTGTTTAAATACAAAAGAAACATTCTTACCAGAAAACATATCTCTTAATTTAGAGAAAGAAATATTTTTTGTCCCTTTATCATCTTTAAAATCAAAACCTGTATCAGTTATAGTCAATTCACCTTTGCCTTCTATTTTGAAATCTGTTGTTCTTTCGCTTTTTACCATAAAATAAAACCTCCCAAAATAAACTTATGTATATATTATATACTAATTGTCGTAAGTCGAAAAATATTCAATAGGAGAAATAGCTTTAAAAAACATAAAAGCAATTCCTGACCTATTGTATTTTAATAAAATTAAGGTTTTTTAAGCGTTCCCCTTTCAGAACAAACGAAACTTTTATTGAGTTAAAATTCAATATAGTAACTCTCACGTTTCTTGGTCTACAATGTCCAGTAGGCTGACCAAACCCCCTTTTAAATGATCTATTCCAAATCACTCTCAGGTAGAGAATTATCTTTATCTCTACCATAATACCACTTTTCAACATAGCTTTATCCCTTTATTCATGCGGTGTTCAAAAAAAATTACAATGATTTTATGCATTTTTTAGACATTCTAGCAATACTTTTTTATGAGTTACAAACAAAGTACCTAGTAAAAGCATTTTGTAATTTTTAAAATCATCTAAATTGAATAATATAACTCTCATTGTTGGTAAAGTTATATTTTTATTTGACATTTTTTCTATTAATCCAGCTTTTACCCACCTTATTATATTTTTGGTTTTTCTTTCACTTTCTTTATCATTCTCACAATTCATTCTCGCACCATTTATTTGTTTTTGAGCTTTTTCAAAAATCTTTTTTATGGAATTTATTTGTGTATTTGCATACCCCCTTGTTTTTATACTTTTACAACAGATATCCTCTATCTTTATTAGCTTTGTATGTTTTCCACGAGGAATATCGTTTATTAATTTATTTAAATAATCCATTGGGGTATCCATAAATTTAAAATTACTAGATTTAGATTGACCAGCATATTTAAAAAAAGCAGGGCGTATTATTTTTTGAGTATCCTTGTCTTTTATAAGAAATTTTTGAGTGTATATATGTTTTAGCATTTTTTTCATGTCAACATCATATAATTTTTTTGCTTTGTCAATTTCAATCTGGCTCATGCTAGACAAAATAGAAATCGAATTATAAATGTGTTGTTGCATTTTTATGTTTATACCATTAAATTTATTATGCCAGTATAAAGAATTTAAAAATTGACTTAAATTAATTATTTGTCCAATTAGATTTTCTGATATTGTGCAATCTACATCTACAATATCTTCAACAATATATTTTCTTGTCTTTTTTTTTGCTTCAACTCTATTTACTGGTATATTATACTTTCCAAAACATTTTTTTGCTGAATTCAATATTATCTTATTATTGGTTAGTAATACCGTATCAGAATCTTGATCTGATCCTTGCAGGGTATCCTGCAAAGGGAAGTCTATTAAATTTACTGCAACAATATTTTCTGTGAAATTAAAATATTTATTTAATCTCCAATCATATTTATTCTTTACCAATAAAACATTCCCTGAACAAACATGAGGATTTCTAAAACCAACAATTTCTTCGCTATCTTTAAATAATGGTGTATAAACTTCCCCATCAGAAAAGATACATTTCTTTGGATTATATTTACCTATTGTTGCTTGTAGCATTTCATAAGGATTTCCAACTATTGTACAATAATCAGCTTTTTGTATCTTGATTTTTCCCAATCTTAGGTTATTATTTATATAATTTTTTACTAGATATTTCCTATAATCTTTAAATAATTTTGTATATTGGAAATTATCATTTACTGAAAGAGCAGCACATATAAATAATCCGCTATCTTCGCAACATCCACAATATTTCTTGAATTCAGAAATGTCATTTCTTAATTTTTTTACATAATTTATTTCATCTTGTGCTAAATTTTGAACATCATTGAAATTAAGAGGTAAGCTGTTAATATGTTGGTAGGCTAATTTATTTTTGCCATTATTATATTTACTTTTATGTTCTGATTTTACAATACCGAAGACATTAGAAATATGTTTTTTCCAATATTCAAAGCATTCTCTTTTTGAAGAGAATTTATATGAAAATTTAAGAAATTTTAAAGAAGATGGAGTTATAATCATTTTTATATCTTTTGCTAAATGTTCTACACCAAACATATCTTTAACTAAAAGAATATTATTATCTTCAAAGAATTCCTGTATGTTTGTATTGAAACCACAAGATTTAAACATTTGTTTTCTAAGTAACATCATTCCTTTATCTTTTCTAACAGCCTTTTCAAAAATAGACTTATCTACTAAACTTTGTCCATCAAACAGGTTATTAAATAATTCAATTTCTTCATCTTTTGCTTGTAATAAGCCAGTTTCTTTATTTAATCTTGTAACACTACATCTTTTGAAAAATTTACTTTCAATATCATCTATTATCAAAATTGACTCAGGATCAATTTCTATAATGTCTTCAATTGAAGACAGTGGTAAACTTTCATATGCAAAAAGGGAAGGCAAATCAAGTATTTCATTTTCTTCAAAATGTAAATTTAATCTACTCCAATTTATCATTTTTTTATATAATTTTTCTATAATAAATAAACAATGTCCTTTTCGAGATTTTGCAGTAGTTCTTTTATACCGTATATACTTTACTCCATTAAGAACGAAACCATTTTCATACAATTCTTTTCTTAGCTGTCGTTTATTTCTAATGACATTATTATTACTATCCTTTTGATTCCTAGAAAACTTTATATCTATAATAACATCAGAAACTTGCCTATCTAGTATCTTTACCGATTTATTATATATGTTGTATAGATATATAAGTTCTAGACTATAATCAAGAGAAGCTAGATATTTTTTTGTATATATATCCTTTCCAAACTCCATATGATTCATGACTAAAGAAGCTTGGAGGGAGTTTATATAACAACCTTTAGTTACATCAAACATATTTTTCATTAAATCCCTCCATACATAATGATACAAGTCATTTATCCAAAATTATTTAAATAGTCGTAACATAAGTCTCGTCTCTAAAGATGGTGTAAATAATCCATCATCAGAATGTTCAGTTTCTCTTAAATGGTGACAGGGACACTCTTTGTAAATATTCTTTTTTTCTATTATAATAAGTTTTGGAGTTCGTCTTAGGCATTGCTGATCCCCATCATTTAATATGCTACCAGCATAAACACAATTAGAACAATTACATTTCAACTTTCTCACCTCTGGACTCCATTTCTTTTATGAATTTGCATGTGATATTCTTTACTTCATCTAATTTGTTTAATATAATCTTTATGTTAGTATTCTCTTTTAATATCTCAGTAGATATCTGATCTATTGCGTATTTCAACTTACCAAAATACAAGCAATCTATCCAGCGTTCATTTCGATTTATAATATTGTAGTCAGGTGTTGCTTTTGAAGGTTTTCCACCTCTTTTTTGTAGAATAAAATTTCTTTCATCTGTTCGTATTCTATAATCTTTTCCAAACTCTAAAATCATTTAAAATCCTCCTAATATTTTCTATATACTAATTGCCATAAGTGGTAGAAGATAATTCTTTCTTAAATTGTTTTTTATCTACAGCCCTACTTTGTAAGCCTACACCATCTCTATACTGACATATAAAAGAATTATTTCTGCCAATTTCACTTAAATAAAGATTCTCAATTGCTCTAGTAGTAGCAACATAGAACAATCTGGCTTCTTCATTCAAGCCATTTCTTGCATTGGGAAACCTAGTATCTTGTATTCCAATAACAAAAACACTTTTCCATTCAAGTCCTTTGGATCTATGGATACTCATAAGCTTTACTCCATCTTTATCTTTTTTCTTAATATTCATATTTGATGTTTGTACAAAATCTATAAAAAATTGCAAATCATCATTTACAATGAAAGATTTCAAAACGTCTATTGAACCTTTTCTTTCTTCTTGCTCATCTTTATTGGGATATTTTTCTTTTATCCATTGATATAAATTAAATTCTTTTACTATATCATCTATTAATTGCTTTATAGATACTTTATTCTTATGTTTTAATTTCTCAATGCTTTTTATAAAATCATTTCTTGATCTTATTTGAAACATTTTATTAAAATCCATTTTTTTAAAAATCTCAAAATAACTTTTATTTTCTTTTACTGATTGCTTCCTTATATCTGATAAAATTGTACCTGACATATATTTTAATGGAATATTTCTTAGATTCCAGACATCTAAAAAAGCTCCATCATCTTTTGAATTCTGAATTAATCGTAAATATCCCATAATTCCAGCTATTTCTTTTCTTTTAAAAAAACTAGAATCATTCTCAATATAATAAGGTATTTTATCTCTTCTTAAAACACATTCTAAATAACTTGAGTCATCATTTAACCGATAGAGAACAGCGATATTGTTAGGATCTTCACCTTTTGTTATCTTTTCTTTTATTAAATTAGATATCTTTTCAGATTCCTCTAACTTATTCACAAAAGAAAAATATTTTATTTCTCCATTATCTTTAAAGTTTGCTATGCTATCTGAATAATATTTATAATCTTTAAAATACGGTTTTATGAATTTATTACTTTTGTCTACAATGTTTTTTTTAGAACGATAATTAATATCTAAATGAAGTATTTTTGCCCCATTAAATTCTTTATCAAAATTTAAAAAGAATTGAGGACTGCTTCCACGAAAACTATATATCGCTTGTCTAACATCACCAACACAAATAAGATTCTTGGAAATTAGTTTGATCATCTCTATATTTAAATCATTACTATCTTGAACTTCGTCAGCCATTACATATTTCCATTTACGGGGATGCTTTTTTAACTTTTCTAAAGCTAAAATAATCCAATCTTCAAAGTCATAACAGTTTTCTTTTTCTTTTAAATTTTCATAAAGTTTAAACATAGCTCTAAGCTCAGTTTCTGTATAATCTGTTTCTATCGGATAAAATTTATCTTTTGGGGTTTTTCCATGATTTTTTTGAAAACCAATCCACGATAAAATTTTTTCTGTCTCAACATTAGAATTTATTTTCTCAAATTCTTTTTGAATCTTCCAAACTGGTAATGTTTTTGAAACATTCAACCCATATTCGCTAAGTATCTTAGCTGATAGGCTGTGAAAAGTATGAACGGAAACGTCATAAATAAAATTTTCTTCTAACTTTTTTTTTAGATTATTAACTGCTGCTCTTGTAAAAGAAATTAGCAGAATATCACTTTGTGGAATATTCAAATCATTTACTAAATGAATTATATGTTGAACTAACGAAAAAGTTTTTCCACTTCCAGCGCCAGCGCTAACACAATAAATACCTTCGTTAAGGTTTATAACTTCTTTTTGCTGCTTATTTATCTCCATCTTTAATCCTTTCTTTCTAATATTATATATATAATAACATACTAACTGCAATAAGTCAATAATCAACTTATTTTCAAAAGTTCTCCTAAAAAAGTGTTTTTGTGTGTAACTTGATTATTATTTAGTGCAATACTAAATGCTTTTGGATCACATATAAAAATTAATAATTCTACACATCTTGAAGCAGCGGTATATAATAGACTTCTTTTTAACATTTTATAATGAGACATATCTAAGGCTACTATTACAACTTTAGATTGAGATCCTTGTACTTTGTGAATAGTCAATGCGTAAGATAACATTAATTCATTTAGATTAGAATTATCATATTCTACAATACCTGAATCATAAGACACGTATAATTTTTGGTTTTCTAAATCTATTTTTTCTATTTTACCAGCATCCCCATTAAAAATACCTTTAGCTATTGTATCTTTGCAATCTTCACTAAATATATTTGCATTATAATCATTTTTTATATGCATAACCAAGTCTTCTTTTTTGTATGCACAATCTTTTAATTTTAGTTCCTCAGTATTTTGAGAATTTGCTATTTTTTGTAGTTCTTGATTTAATTTATTTACACCTGAATTTCCTTTTTTCATTGGACATAAAACCATTATATCCTCCCTTGAAAAATGTTTTAAACATTCTTTATAGCAAAGTAAAACTCTTGATAAAGTTTGTTCTTTTTTACCCAACCAAAATTTACAGTCTCGTCCTAATTCTAAATAAGTTTTGTGAGTATTTTTTAAAGGATTATCTCCATTCCTTATATTTGTAATTACATTTAATAAAGAACTATCCTCCTTTTGTCTAAAAATTTTTTCTAATTTTACACATGGAATTCCTCCTTGAATCATGTCAAATAATACATTTCCTGCTGATATGCTTTCTAATTGTCCATAATCGCCTAAACATAAAAGTTTTGTTGTATTCTTTATACCTTTTAAAACCGCTAAGAATAAATATATGTCAACCATACTTGTCTCATCTATTATAATCACATCTTCGGCAAAGGGATTTTTTTCATTTACTAAAAATTTTCCTTCTGCTAAACCTAATGCTCTATGAATTGTACTAGCTTTTTTACCTGTGCATTCTTCCATTCTTTTTGCTGCCTTTGCAGTTGGACTCATTAGCTTATATGTTATATTTTTTTTATCAAATAAATTTAGTAATCCATTTAATACACTAGATTTTCCTGTACCAGCAAACCCAGTTAATACTAATATATTATTTTCATTTATTTTATAAAAAAGTTCTTTTTGCTTATCATCATACTTTATTCTTAAAATTCGTTCTATTTCAGGAATCAAATGTATAACATTATTCGTAAAAAGTTTTTGCGAATTATTTATTTTTTCTTTTAATCTTACTGAAATGTCCTTTTCTGTTTCCCAAGTTGTTCTTTTTGCTAATCTTAAAACATCAAAATAATAATATTCTTTATCCAAATAGTTTTTTATATCATTTATTTTAATATTAAGTAGCTTTTCAACTTGCTGATGAATATCTTCTATAAAAGCATAAGTGTCGCCATTCTGCTCTTTCTGTTCTAAACAATATAATATAGCTGCTTTAGTTCGAAAATTACTATCAGGTTCAATACCCATACTTAAAGCTATACTATCTACAGTTTTAAATCCAAAGCCTTTTATATCCATATACAACTTGTAAGGATTCTTATTAATTATTTGTAAAGATAATTCTCCGCCCTTATAAAAATCTATAATTTTTTTCATTTGATTAAAATTAAAACCTATTTTTGTAAATTCAGAATAAAAATTCATGTATTCTAAATTTTTTATTATTTTTTTCTTTAAAACTTCAAAATATTTTTCTTTAATACCTTTCACTTTACTTATATTAAAAGTTCCAGAAGTTATAGCAGTTATAGGAGACTTATAAATTTTTATAATCTCTTGATATTGATTTAGAGTAACTATATTCTTTAAAAAATTCCTTTCATCTGCTGAAGAGTTTAATTTTTTAATTTCAACATTTTCTATCTGTAATTGCTGTCCATATTTTTTATGAATAAATTCAAACCCCATAACTTTATAAGCTTTGCCTAATTCTAAAGATGGCATAGTACCGCTTATAACGGTATTTTTAGGATTAAAAACATCCTGTTTGTCTTCTATGGTACATGTATATATACCAAAATTGTTTGCATCATTGTAGAATAATTTCCTAATAGGTATTATCGTAAAAGTATAATGCTGCTTATCATTATTCAAAATATCATATCCTTTCTTGGCTATTTAAAATCAGCTAATAGTATTCTAAAAAATAAAAGTTGGCTATTTAAAAATATCTATATTTATATAATATATATTTATTTATTATAGGTATCTTTAAATAGCCAACTTTTATTTAATATAAAAGAAAACAATATAAGGAGCTTTCTTTTTTGGTTCTTTTTCTTTGGCGAAGGTCTTTGGATTTATCAGCTTTGCTGGAAATACAAAGAGATGGTTCAAAGAAAAAAGAATAAAAGTTAATTATTTAAGATAATTAATAAAATTCATATTCTTTATTATTTATTAAGCTTTATAAGCTTTTGTATTAACTTTATAGTATTTTCAATATACTCTTCAGATTCTTTTATTTCTTGGTAGATGGGCAAAATTTGAGTTCCCCATTCATTATTTCTCTGTTTTAAAATCTTGTTACGTCTAACCTTAGTGTTTTTTTCTATTCTTTCTTGAATTATTAAATTTAGACTTTTCTCAACTTCTTCTCGTTTATCTTCTTCTAAGGCTTGTATTATATGATGTTTATTACTAATTATTTTGTATATAGAAAAATAGTATTCTGTATTTTCAAGATCGAATTTTAGCTTATTTATTACTTTTAAATTAAATATTCCTATTTGTTTTTTTAAGAATACATCTAAAACAGATTTACAATTCATTTCTTCTAAAGTGTTTTTTTCTGCACTTAATATTTCTTTAATTTCAATATCAGTTGCTAACCTATATTTACATGTATTGTTTTCATCAAGATAACATATAAGTATTTCTTTAGAGTAGAAGATAAGTTTACGTTTTTCTAAAGATTCTAAAGATTTATTTAAAGCATTTTTTAGCATTTGATAACTATATTTATAAAAATCTTCGATATATGCTTGATTTATTTTCATTTCTTTTGATAATTCTTTTTTTGCATTTTTAAAATATATATAATCTTTATTTATCATTTTAAGTTGTTGTAACAGCTTACTAATAGGAATCAGCAAAGTTCCATCATCAGTTCCAGCAAGTAAACAAGTTATTAACAATTGTAGTTTATCATTATAAACAGAATTATTACCATTGTGTCTATTATCAGATAGACTTTTTTTATGACAATAAATTTTATCAATAATAAAAGAGTTCCCATCTTTATGATAAGAACATAGAGATTCTAATTGCTTCAATTGAGCTTTTTTACTACAACCACTCTTTATTTTTTCATCTATAGTATTACAAAGGGCTTTATAAGATTTTAGTTGTTGACCTTCATATAAATTAGATATATTCGTATAATCATCTCCTTTATTTTTTCTATCATGTTATCATACTAAGTGTTACAAGTCAAATAAATACAATTTAAAAGATTTAAGATATCAAAATTAATATCATTAATTTGAATTACGGAGGAAGTTAGATATAGCAAGCTATTAGGAAATGTTTTTTCAATGAATATATTAAAATTAAATTACGGTGAAACAAAATAGTATCAAGGGTTAAAGCGTGATTTTTTGGATTAAGCAAATAAATTAGCAAAAATATTACGGTGGAAAATTACGGTATGAGGGATTAGAATTTACGGTGAAAGGGTATTAAAAAAACAAAAAAGTTAGAAAAGTATATAAAAAATTAAGTATGTAAAAGGATTTAGAGTTTTTTCCCGTTTTAATTACTGTATATAATATTAAATTTTAACTGAGTAAGAGAAGAGACTAGGGGTGGGGAAATTTTGAAAACCCGAAACCCGTTGAAACGTAAAGTACCCCCCTATGTAGTAATTCTTGCAGCAAATAGCTTTATTTTCCTACGATCATGACAATAAATAATTCTTAAAACACATTGATATTCTTAGCGTAGAGGGTTTGAGTGAAAAACATTGAATTAAATACATATTTAATCTAATGTAAAGTAATTTCTTGTAAAAAAAGGGTGTTGTAGTCAGAAAATAGCTATAGTTGAATCTTTATGAACTAATATTTGTTATTAGTTAATATATTTTTTTGTTTGATTACTTTTTCAAAAAAATAATGTTTACTTGTTTTTATTAATAGTGGAATAAAAAAACTATAGTATTTTTTATGGCTGAATAATACATACATATTAGTACTATATATTGTATAGGTTCTTAAATTTAATGATAATCTTATATCTAATGATATACACTATAATATATACTATAGGTTAATATACTATTGATATATAAATAGATTATGACTATATATTCAGCTTAAAACGTCTATAATTGATTTTTAATACTATAGTAGTACAATTCTATATCAAATATAAACACGTGTTAAATAGCCTTATATGAGTATATAGCAGTATTACTTATAATTTATAAATAGCTTTTATAGGCGACTTAGTAAACAAACGAAAAAGGCAGGTATACATAGCTAATTTAAATTAATGACTTATAACAGTTAGCACAATAAGTATTCGACCTAAAATACACATTGAATTAAATAAATATATATTGTATTATATACATGTGCTTGAGGGAAACAACTTAAACGACTTACAACAGTAAGCATATAACAATAACATAAAATAATAGTTAATTCTATACAGTAATACAATGGTAGCATACAATTATTTACATCAAATTACGGACTAATTAAATTGTAAGGCTCGATTATTTCATCAGGTCATAACGCACTTTGAAAAATAAGTATATTACTATGCTTCATATAGGCTACTTATACTATGCTATATCGTGGCGATTATTATTTGATAATGGTCATAGATATTTAAAAGTGTATAACACTAGCATAAGAAAACACCTTGGAAAATAGGTTGGAAGGGTGAAAGGAATGCACGATTTATTACAACGACCGTTTTATAACTCTATTGGTTCAATTACTTATTCTATCGTTGTTTGTAAATTTTCAATTGTTAAAATGTTATTTTCTATATTTTTAATTTTAAAAAACTATGACAAAACAATTCATAAAAGAATATATATAGTCCTTATATATCCATGTTCTTTAATTACTAGAATGAAAAATATTTTTAAAATTAAACTAATACACTATTATAAGATTATAAAAATGACATCTAAATAATTATATATTACCTTATATTTTATTGTGTAAATAAAAATAAGTTTAAAGTAATTGATATTATATTTGTAAAATCATGCTGTAAGTGTGTGCATTTTTATAGTCTTATATTCTAATTTAAGAATATATTAACAGGTGTATTTTTAAATTAGAATATAAAAGATATTTATATTTTATGATATAATACATAAGTAAAGAGGGTGTTAAAAATGGAAAATGAACAATATAACAAACTTCTAAGTTTACTACAAGGTATGTATGAAAATATTGTAGAGAAGCTAGATAATATTGATAAGAAATTAGATGCTATTGATGAAAAAGTAAACGAACATGAGAGTAAATTTAATAAGTTAAAAGCTTTATAAATTCTTAAGAATAGATTTAAAATCTATTCTTTTTATTTTGGGTATTTTTATATAGTATCTAAAATCAGCAAAAATAATGAGATAGAGAAGAACGTTTATAAATTGTATTGAAGTATATAATTAATTTTATATACTTCATAGAGTTTATAAAAACTCAAAATTAAAACAACTTAAATTGTGGGATACAAAATCCCCCGTATTCCGCAATTGCTTTTTTGTAAAAAAGATGATCTTAAGGGGTATAAATATATACATATATTATTAAAATAAAAATGGAGGTTATTATTATGAATACTTTTAAAGAATTATTTAATTTTGTAAAGACATATGATAAGGCGGAAGATAATAATAAGATGACAAAAAAAGAACAAAGAGAATTTATTAAAAAAGAAATTAAAAGAATAATGGAAGATGTATTAACAAAAAGCATTACAGAAGTTAAAATATTAAGACGTGATAAATTTGGGTTCAAGGTTAAATATTTTAACAATGGAATGGGTACAGAAGATTATTTAAAAATAACTTTTAGTATGGCAACATATAAAGCTTATGTTTATGATGGAAAAATAGAATTAGAGTTTAGAGTATTAGAATAGTCCACTTATGACAATTAGCATTAAAAATAAAATATAATAAAGGAGTTTTAAAAATGAATAATAAATACATAGAAATGAAAAGAAAACATCAAAAAGAGGTTAATAATTTTCCAATGTTCTTTGCCTTTTCTAAAGAACAATTCAAAGAAGGTATGAAAAAATTAGGACTTGAACCATCAGAAACAAACAAAATTTATAAGTTTGGAAATACTGGGGGTTTTTATAAGAGAACGGATTCAGCCAAACTTAAAAAAATGCTTAATCGTCATGATAAGGAAATAAAGGAAGCTATGAAAAATGATACCTTTATTTTTGATATGTTCTATTATGAATTAGGAAATCATGAATATAGTATCACATATGAATTAGGAGACACGCTAGATAGTTTAAGTTTGACATATGAAGAAGTACAAAATGATAAAAGGTTATTAAATGCTTTAGATTTAGCAATAAAAAAAATAATGGAATAGGACGAATCAAATTAAACGTCTTATATCAGTTAGTATTTGAATAGAAAGAAGGATAAAATTATGATAAAAAAGTTAGCTAAAGAAGGTAATAGAAGATATTTTAAAATAGAGAAAAAGGGTGTAAAAATATTATTTAGCATATGGGAATTTGAAAGCGATAATTTAAAAGACATTCCAGAAATAGAAAAAATCTTTATAAATTCATGCTTACCAAGTTATTTAAGAGAAGAATATACACTGGAATGCTTAATAAAACAACCTTTAGAAATATTTGAATTGGACATTATAAGAAATGAATTAACACCAATGAACATGAGTTTGTGGGAATACGAAACATTTATAAAAGAAAATAGCAAAGCTCCTAAAGCCTTAAAAATGGCATTTATAAATCAATGTAAAGATGAAAGTACTTTTTATATAGCTTGTGAATCTTTTGACCCTGAAAGTATGGTAACAAGTAAAAATATGAAAATTGTTAATGAGTATGTTTTTCATCATAAGCAAGAAATTGAAGAAGTAATAAATAAGTCATTTACTCATGTTGAAAGTTACTAATAAAATCTTAAAAAAGGAAGAAGGAATAAAAATGTATACTTTAGAAAAATTAAGGGAGCTAAATAAGTCATATGATTATGAACATACATTAAATGAATCTGACGTGGAAAAAGCTAACAGTTGGGTAAAGAAGATTGAAGGAAGTAGAAATAAAAATTTTCCACAAGTTGGTGATATAGTGGAGTACACAACAAAAAATGGAGACTACTATAAAAATGCACATATTGAAAATATATATGTCAAAGATAAAAAAATATACATATGTGAAGAACCATATGTACCATTTCTTTGTTCTGCTTTTAATGAGATAAACACCTCAACAAGTGGTGGCGCTTGGGCTTATATCCCAACAAAATTAAAATTAATAGGTGAACGGGAAAAATCTTTTCGTGATTGGGGACATTGTGGCGGCTGCGGAAATGGTGCCATAACTTTTAAAGCAATAGTAAACGTATGGAAATATGAAGAAATTCCAAATTTAAAATACACAACAGAATATTATGACAAAATTTATATAACAATTAATCCAGAAGATGATTACAAATATACTAGTAGATATGGAGCTTGGAAGAATGATGAAATCTTTTCAGCATGGATTCAAGCATATAAAGGAAACATAGAAAAGAGTAAGTTTAATGATAAATGTTTTACAGTGTGGATTTATAAAAGTGAAAAAGTTTATTGTGAAACTAAAGAAGAGTACGAAAAAATTGAAGGTATAAAAGATACGTTGTATTGTAATGGGAATTTAAAATATGGATTAAGAGAATGTAAAAGGGTGTATGACGATAAAAATAAAAAGATGGTTACGTATATACCCTTAAGTATCCAATAGAAAAATACAATATATAGAAAATTCTTTAGTAAAGGAGAATATAAAAATGAAAGATGATTTAATTATATGGGTAGTAATAGATTCGGAGTATTGGGAATTTAAAAGAGAGGAATTCGAGTATACTTTTAAACTTGATGAAGTGCTCGATTATGATAAAGTGGAAGAAATATATATACATAATGCTTTAATAAGGGTGAATTATAAAAACGGCAAAATAAAGGAATACAAATATGAGCATGATACAAAAACTTATTATTTAGTAAAGAAAGGTACTTGTGAAAAACTCATAAAATGGTTAAAAGATAGAAGAAGAAGCTTTTTAGTATACTTATCTACACATTAGAATAAAAGAACGATTTTATAAATTGTTAAGGCACATAATTAAGTGTATGTGTCTTATAGAGTTTATAAGAAAGGAAGTATTGTTATGTATAAATTTTATGTATTTACTGCAAACAAAGTAGTAGAAAATTTAAATATTAAGGAAGCTATAGAAGAGTATAAAAAAATTAATGGAAGTGAATATAAGGCTATAGGCGTAAGAAAAGATTATAGTTGTTGTGATTTATTAAATAACCTAGGTAAAGGATATAAAAATAAGATAAGCCAAGACTATAAGAAATCCAGTTTTAAACAAGATAGATTAATTACTATAAATGCGCTAAATATATTAAGAAGTAGCTTTAATTTGGAAGACTAAAGAGATAAATAAAAGATAGGAGTAATGAAATGAATAAATATATAATAAAAAATATAGTGTATAAAAATGTTATTGATATGATGATGAAAAATGATAGTAATAGTTCTTTAGATACGTTGTTATATGAACTTGATAATAACATAGATGAAGCTATAGAAGTCTTAAAATTAATTATACATAGAATATCACTTGAAGAAGAACTGGATAAACAAGAAAAACAATTTTATAAAACTCAATTAAAAGCAATAGAAGAACTTATATGAAAATATAATTGAAGTTTCAAAGTAAACATAATATATGCAAATTAGAGGTGAATATATTGCTATTAGAAAATGAGGTTGAAAATGAAATACGTTATGGTTTAGATATGTATTCTTATAATTTTAAAAAAAGTGTATATGATTTTTTAAAAGGTCAAGATATTACTATACTTGATCCAACACGATTAATTAAATTTTTCAAGAGGCATTATATAAACTATTCCTATAAAGAAATATTTTGCGGGTTTTCGTTTAATTTTAAAGGATTTGATTTAGATAGGTATAAGAAAGATAAAATAAATAGCTTATAACAATTAGTATAAAGAAAAGAGGGAATAACAAAATGGTACTAAATAAATTGTATACAGTTATATATAAATACAAAGATAGTGAAAATAGGAATAAAGATGTTTTAAATGGACTACAACTTTATGCATGGAAACAAAGAATAAATAGTCATTTAGTAAATGATGAAATTATAAGTGTTGTTGAAGCATGGCTTCCTAGAACACTTAATGAAAAAATTTCGAAATATATAATAGAATGTGTTCAAGAAGAAAGCGATTCCAGTATGAGTGGTTTTCAATATACAATTGAAAATCAACAATTAGAGGAAAAGTTTAATTGTAAATTAGATAAGAAGAGTATAGAAGAAATTGAAAACATATTATGCTCAAGAGAAGAGGTTGCAGATGTTCAAGTATACGACAACCTTTTTGATGTAGTTTTATATACTAATTATGCACCAAATTACATAGAAGACAATGAAGAATATTAGATGTAACAACAATGGAGTTTAATAAACAATAGAAAAGAGGAGTAATAATGGATTTTTTAGAGTTAAACAATAGTAACTTAGGGTTTACTAAAAGCTTAAAGCCTTTTCAAAAATGTAAGGTTGAAAGTGCTTTAAACACATTATATCGTATGCACATAAAAGACAATAGTTATATCTTGAAGGGCAAAGATTTTATCATTTATCGTATGTTTCAATGTGGTTACGCTACTTATATCAACGAAAATGAACAACATTATAAGAGGGATGGAACACTTACAAAGCCTAAAAATATTTATGGTATTGGAAATAATGAGGGCTATATAAAAACCACAAAGACGTTATATAAATTTGCCTTATATCTTAAGAAAAACTTTAAAACTATAGAAGATATTAAAATTTATTTAAAGCAGGAACAGGAAGAGAAGATAAAAGAACAGCAAGAAGAAAAGGAGAAGAAACTGAAAGAACAGCAAGTATTAGAAAAGAATAAAAATAAAGAAAATCAGTTTAAAAGTTGGTTGGATAATCAAATTTTAAATTTTAAAGATAATGGGAAATTAGAACTTGCAAAGGATATGTTTTTAAATGAGTCGAACAGCTACAATGAAAGCTATCTTAAAAAGCTAATAATATTAACGCTTAATATAGATAACCCAAAATGTAAAGAAGCTTTAAAACGTGTTTTATGGAATGGTAATAAAACAAGTAAAAAGGTTTTTTATTGTCTTACTGGCATTAAGTTACCGCTAACAGATAAAGGCACGTATACGATTTTAAATAACGTAAGCAGTAAAGACTACAAAGGCATACAAGAATATAAAAAGAGACAGCAGCATAACAAAGATATGCGCTCTTATTATAAGCTTGTGAGAGATAAGCAAGATATTAATAAGACAAGCTTTAAGCTTTCTAAAGGTGAATATTTAAAATGGCAAGGCTTAGATTTATTTATAGAAAAGTGTGGAGGTGTTTATTCTATTACGGAAGGTAAAACAGGTGTGCTTTTAATTGGCAGTGAAAAAACAAGAAAAAAGTTAAAAGGGGAACTAAAAAATTTAAAAAGTCATTTAGAAGAAATAAAGAAACAGATAAATAATAGTATTAATTCTTATGGCTTATCGCCTTTATATAAAGTTGATGAGTTAAAAGAACAGGAGGGCTAATAATGTTATTCGTGGCGCTTATGGGTTTAGGGATTATTTATGATCATATTCTGTTTAAAGTGCTGCTAGAAGATAGGGAAAACAAAAATAGGAGAGTGTTAAAAATGAGTGAGGTTGAAAAAGAACAATTATTACAGGAATATATTGATAAACATAACAACAGAACTTGTGATTGTAATGAGCAAGACATGGAATTATGTTTAGGTGGATTGTATCTAAATGGGTTATTGAGTAAAGAAGAAATTTTTGAGGATTGGGATTAAAACAATTATTATAAAAAAGCAAATAAAAGTAATTTTTTATAATAAGGAGAGAAGATAAAATGACAAGAGAAGAAAATTATAAAATTAGGTTTAACACAACTCAGACGGATTTAATAGAATATAATGGGCGGGGTGTAAAATATTAAATGAACTTAATAAAAGTTTATATGATAAAAAAGAGGTAGGAAAAATGTATAATGTTAGGTTATCAAATGGTGTTGAGATTCAAGCATTTGCAGATGAGCTTAAGGAGGAAGAATAATTATGTTACAGGATATTAAAAAGGAAAAATTAGAGGTAGAAGGATATATAAATAAAAATTTTATAGTCGTTAATGCCGCATTTAAGCAGGGTAAAATATCAAAAGATAAAAAAGATAGTTTATTAAAGAAACTCAGGGAGTCATTAAGTAGGTTATCACAACTTGAAGATACCATGGAGATAAGAAAGGGGTTATTATAAATGGAAAAGTATTCACAAGATATAATGGAAGATTGCAGGCAAAGATTAGGTTTAGAAAAGAATGATACCTCAAAAGACAATATCATTATGGAATGGAGTAAGTCAAGAGTCCTAAATGAAGTTACTGCGTGGAATGGTCTTATCGGCTTTGGTGATACCATTGTTAAGTGGGTAGAAAGTATATGTGAAATTAATTTAGAAGATTAGAAGTCTACTATTAACAGTTAGTATTTAAATAGAAAGAAGGATAAAATTATGGATAAAAAGCTTTTAAAAGTAGAAGGAAAAGAAATAGTTTTGTTGTTAGAGAATAGTTGTAGTCATAATAGAAAAGACTATTCTTTATTTGGTTTTATTATCAAATCTCAGCCAAATAAAATTTATATGGATTATGTAAGTTCGTGTAAATCAGATGATTATAGAGAAAGGGACTTAGTAGATATATCAAAAATTATAGCTACTAAGCTAGAAGAAAAAAAGAAACAAGTATTAAAAGTTTTTCTTGACAATAATATAAACAAAATTAATTTTTATGATGAGTATTTTTTTCGAAATTTTTATAGATTCACATATAACTTTGAAGAGGAAAAACATTGTGTAAACAATTGGGATTTTGGTAATATAATTGATGGTATTATTAAATTTCAATTTAATAATAAGACTATAGAATTTAATGTTTTAACAAAAGAATTATCTACAGAAGATGATTGGAAGTATGTTTTTTATAGTAAGATAGAATTATTGATTTTATTAGCTTTAGAACAAGTAAAGCATGGAAAAGGTAATAAAACATTTGTAGAATTATTAGAATTAGGCAAATGGTTGCGAGGAAAAAAATCAATAAAGATATATTTAAAAGATATAGGTAAAGTTGAGTATAAATCAAATTATAATGTTTCATTGAGAGGAATATTGGATTTTTCAAGTAAGAGATTTACTATAAATGATTTTTATGATTTTAATCCTAGATTAAGACAAGATAAAGAACTTGAAGATTTAGACTATCTTCAATATGGTAAGAAAAAATATTTTATAAATATAGAAAACTTAATTCTTTCAAAAGCAAGATAAATATATTTATATATGTTTCTAAGTGTATTATAATGTTATTAAATAGTATTTTGTATGGGGAGTGTATACTATGAAAGATCATATAAATAAATTTGATGAAGAAATGAAAAAACATTTAATTCATGAACAAAAGAAATTATTAAGCGACTTAGGAGAAACATTGTATGGTATTGAACAGCAAATGACTTTTAGTAAAGACTTTAGAGACCTTATTAAAAAGTTGGATTTTTTAAAAAAATCGCCAATAGAAGTTGCAGCAAGGTTAAGCTGCTTAGAAGGAGTATGTGAGATTAGGGAAGAAGAGGACAAAGAAAAAGAAAAAAATATGAGTTTTGAAGAAAAGCTGCATAAGGCAAAATTGGAATTGATGCTTGAAAATTGGAATAAACGATAAGAGATTATTATATAGTCTCTTATTTTTTTACAAAAAAATTAAGTAACGTATAATACGTTAAACATAAAGAAAGAGGTAATGTAAAGTGATAACTGTAGTTGATTTAGGAAACTTTAATATCAAATATAAATCAGGAAGCAATCAGGGTAATTTTAGTAGTAAAATTACCGATTATCAACCATACCCAGAAGGGTTTGAAAGAATACAAATGCAAGGAGAAAGTAAGATTACATATCTAGGTGTTGGCGAATTAAATAAAGAATTTAACAAGGTGGCAAGAAATTATTTGCCACAATTGCTTTATGCGATTTGTAGGGCAAATAATTATGACAATATAGAAACTAATTTAGTAACTCTTTTACCAATAGTTCAAATGAAAAATAAGGAAAAGATGATTGAAAATTTAAAAGAAAAAGAGTTCAATTTTCAGTTCAACGGAGAAAAGAGAAAAGTTCTTATTAATGATACAATAGTTCTCCCAGAGGGTTATGCTACTTATTTTAGCTTATCAGAAGAGGATAAAGAAAGTAGTCTTTGCATAATAGACTTAGGCAGCAGAACAATAAACATATGTGTATTACAAGATGGGGCTATTCAACTATTGCATACAATTAAATTGGGTAGCTTTGATTTTTATACAAAGGTTAAGACTAGAGAAAATTCAAAAGGTGAAGACTACACAGAAGAGGACATTCCAAGGCTGGTTGAGAATGGGACAATAGAAATAAGTGATATTGAATACGAGGATTTTTTAACAGAAGTGCTTAATGAAGTAAAGGCTTATGTTAACTTAAAAACATATAAAGTGATTTGGACAGGAGGAACTGCTTTAATGTTAAAAGAACAAATAGAAAAGTTACCATTAAATAATTCAAAATTACACAATGATCCATTAAATAGTAATACGAATGGTGCAGCAGGAGCAGCAGAAATAATATGGCAGAGTGAAGAAGAATGAGTAAGAGAATATATATTACATTAAATGAAGATAAGGAAAAAGATAAAAAAATTTTAGATTATCTTTCTCAATCTTATAGAGCGCAAGATACCATTAAAGAAATATTATATCGTTTAGCTATAAATGGTTGCCTTTCGGTGCAGAACGATAATATAAGTCAAATTAAAAGCAGTACCGTTGAGGTGCAACAA